CTTTTTCCCAACCCGCATTACCGGCATCGAAAACACGTCTATACTCTGATGTTGTTACATCATCAACTATTGTAACTGTTTTTTCAACAGTTTTTTCTTCACCATTTTCATCTACAATTGTTTCGGTAACGTTTTCCGTTCTCACTCCGCACTTTAGCTCTTTATCGATTTTCTCACCAAATCTGGTGATAACACGTTTGCGATAATCTTTAAAATTATTATCGATAGCCGTGTATGCAGCCATCAAAGCAACGTTACGCTTACGAAGTACATTATGAGCAGCTAATATGGACGCGATGCTTATTGCTCCTAACACGACTGCCGGCGCATAAATCTTAGCTAATTCCAGACCTGTTTTGGCGTATGTTATACTTAAGTCTTTTTTACAATCGTCCGCTGTATACTCCTCAATTATAAGTTCACCATCTTTATCGGTAGTTATTTGGCCTTTTTCTTCAGCAGCGTGTATCTTGTCAACGTTGTTTTTTGTCTCGTTCAATATATCATCGATTTTAGTAGTTGCTTTACAAGCCATAACAGCGCCCACAACAGTTCCTACAACACCTGCAACCATCATGATTTCAGGGCTGTGTTTTTTTATTTGTAATCCTATTCTATTTATTGTAATTTTCGCATTCATAATTATTTATTCTCCTTTTCTTTGTTTTCGTTTAAAGATCTCACATGATCTATTAGATGCACTAAATACCACTCAGCTTTCTCCAGATCTTGGATGCCGTTTTTATTCTTCCAACGGCAAATATATTTTATGACGTTTCCCGTATCCGTAGCTTCAATACCTTTTAATTCAGAAGTAAAAGCCTCAATCACATCAATTACTTCCATACCATTTTTCGATTTATAATGCGATGGATGACTCACCATCACATCTTTTGATTCATACATAAATCATCCCTCCTTTAGAATTGCCGTTAATCCCCCAAAGTTCTTTTCAGATTCCAAATATAATCTTTTTATAGCTCCTTGTAATGTTTTCGAACGTACTTCTTTCTGCTTTCGTTCCGATACCAACATACCGTCTATAATTCTTGTGTATACTATATACTCTAAAATATATGTTTTCATAATAATCTCCTTTCTTAATCTATCGCTAAAGCTCTTGGTAACTTTAAAATATAACCGTCTCGCACCCGAACAACGCTTGATCCTCTGAGGTCCACCCAACCGTAATTATTACATGTATAATTGTGCGTCGTGATACTTGCTAAATCATACAGTTCTGCAACTGATATAACTTTATATTGATTTAGAATATCATACATTGCATCGAGGACCGCTTCAGCATCCCCACGCGTTTCAAATATAATCTCGTCAAAATCAAAACCACTTCGGATAGATGAGGTTCTGTAATCTCTGCTCCTATCCCTATCTCGTCTGTCATCATAATAACGACTGTAAGAAACCTTAGACGAATTGCCTTTTTTATTTTTGATTTCACCATATAACATCATATCGATGCCATTGGTAACAATATCCGACACCAATTTCTTGGCTGCTGGTAATAATACCTCTGCAAAAATATAATTCTTTACATTACCAATATCTTCGCTAAGAAACGTGTCAGACAACTTGCGTATGCCTGACTTTTTCTTAGTTGATGTCTTCCCTGAAACAACTTTTTCTACTTTTTTATCAGTGTTTTGTTCTCTAGTTTTATGAGAATTAGATGGGTAATTTTCCATGATCACTCCTCCTTTCATTTAGCCAATTCTATTTTCCCAGGTAATGATACCCTTGTTCTTGCAGTCAGGTTATTATTTTTCTTATACTGATATGCCAAATTACTCCTGGCTTTTATTTCAGATATTGCGTATGTTGTTCCGGTCCAATTTGTTTCGACCACGGTATCGAATTTTTTTACTGGACCTTTGTATATGTATTTATTCATTCTGCGATATTCCTCTCAATAAAAAATAAAAGAGAAAATACCTAGTTAAAGGTATCTTCCCTTTTTCGAATTCTGTTCAGTTTTTATTTGGATCATTCTTCAATGATTTCATTTTCATTATCCGAAACCACCATAACGGGTTCTTCGTTCTTTGCCTTACGCTTGACTAATACATTCTTCACCTTCTTAACACCGGCTACTACTGCCAATGTTATTCCACCTCCGATAAGCATAGCCAATCCTGTTGGCATACCTGAACGCTCGTCCATTACTTCCTCTGGTTCTCCGACTACTTCAATTTCGTCATTTGTCATAAGTTCTTCATTCATTTCATTTTCCTCCTTAAAAATATAAAAACTTGAAAGATTATTCTTCCATAATACACATTGTTTTTTTCGCGTATTTAATTTAACAATAATCGTACTCCGGTGAAACTGTGTACTCCATAGCTAAACACGGATTTCCATCGTCCGCCAATAGTGGCACATATGATATATCTATTAGACCTCTATCTATATTCCAACCTAATTGGTCACCCATTTTAGTAAAACTCAACCCGAGTTCATAATAGAAATCATTCAAAGATATATACGACTCGCTAAGCATTCGCCTGTTTAGTTCATTTACTATTTTTTTAATAGTGTCTATATCTGATTTAAAATATCGACCACTCACTGAATCATAACAAAGTGTATCTCCTTTGGTTGTAATTATCACCTCTTTATTATTTATCGGATTGCTATCCATCTTTTCTTTTACAACTTTCGTTTTTATTGCGTCTGCTTTCTTTTCACCTATAGTTTCCACTACTTTTTCTTGGTAGCTTTTTAATGTAGCCTCTGTCATAGCATAAGCAGTTGCTAAAGCAGTGTTTCTTTTAAAGCTAACAGTAGAAGCACCAACTAAGCATACCGAAGAAACAATTATAGTTACCGCTGATGGAATATAAGATTTCCAAGTACATTTTGCCATTTCAATAAGTGGTAACTTAGTTACATTCTGCTCTTTTTTTTCATGTTCAATATTTTGTAAAGCTTTGGGAGTTGCTCTCACAGCCATCACCGTAGCCGAAATCATACCTGCAATTCCTATACCTGTTAATATTTCAGGGCTGTGCTTTTTTAATTTTCTGCCTATATTTTTCGTTATCATTGACAAATTTTTAGACATAATATTTCTCCTTTCAATTATTGATTAATTGATCCATAATATCCTCAGCAACACAAACTGCTATTGAGAATACGTGTTCTGTCTTTTTATTCAGTGTAGAAAGTCGATACATTTCATCTCTAAACCTCTCGACAACACACAATGGCGGTATTGACATGTCTTTTAATAAAATATCAATAAGTTCTTCTGCCGCCCATTTGGAATTGCAAACTTCTAAAAAAGAATATCCATACCATATACCCAATTCCTCTAAATAGTATGTATAATTTTTTACAATCTCCACCGCTGCCTTATTGGGTGAATTCATATACATATCTCCTTTCAAGAAAAAGAAAGAGCCCTTGTTAGGACTCTGTTTTCTTATTGTTTATCAGCGACTGCTTTTGCTACTTCTTTTGCAATTGTTTCTTTCATTTCCGCTTTTTCTGTCAAACTGCTCGCAATCGGTACTGCGATAGCTAATACTGATATAAGCGGTTTTGCTACTTTCATTATTTGCTTAATGTTTATCATAAAGCATTCACCTCCCTTCATAATAGAGATTGTTATTTACGCGTGTTCACAACCAACTATCGAGATAGTCGGATGTTGGCGCAAATGGCATGGAAATCAAACATACTTCCATACCGTCATCGGTCGTTACAAAATCGTGTTCGAAATCAACCCAGCTATAGCCATAAAATGCCAAACCGGCATCTATACTCCAACCTATGGAATCTCCACCATCGATTTTATCAACGCCTAAAAACTCATATAGTTCATTTAACGTAGCATACCCACGCAATGTGAAATTCCTGTTAAAATGATACTCTGCCGCTATTACATCTACTTTATTTGATTCGAAATATCTTTTTGAAAACATATCATAAAATAAACATTTTTCATCAGACGATACCGATGGTTTTGTATTATCATAAACATCTTTTGCTATCTCTTTATCTACAATACTGCTATTCTCATACAACTCATCAACTTTATCGCGATATTCATTATACGATTTTTGTAGCAAAGCATATGCACTTATGAGAGATGCTTGTTGCTTTTTGTTTAAAACATTTGCACCTAATATACAAGCTATAGTTGAAACACCTATAATTATAGTAGGTAG